GGGCTTTTTGTTTTGGTGCGTCCCGCCGCCGGGGAACGGGCGTCTCGCACACGCCAGCGACACAGGCGTTTTGAAGGACCACTCATGACAGCAACGACATTGGAGAGTCTTCTCGAAGGCGCCGTCCAAAACCTAAGGGCGGAGCAAGCTTCCCCATCCGCAGAACCAGCGCACGAGCCAGAGCCAAGCGCCCCGGCCCCGCAAGCTGCACCAGAACCGGAAGGGACGGGCGTAAAGGATGGGACGCCGCCATCTCATGAGGATGAACCCGCCGATGCCGAAGGCCGATTGAAGGCCCTGATAGGCGAACGGAAAAAGCGCCAAGAGACAGAGCAGAAGCTCAGCGAACGCGACAAGGAATTCGCTGAACTCAAAAAGAGGTTGGAAGACGTTGAGGGACGCGGGCAACCGCAATCTCAACAGCCGACACCGGCCGCCAAGCCGGCAGAGGTTCCCGATCCCTGGCTCGATCCTGAGGGCTATGCCCGACACATTCAGGCCGAAACGGAGAAACGGACCTTCGCAACGCTCGTCACCGTCAGCCAGGGCGTCATGCGCTCGAAGCACGACGATTATGACGACGTTGAAAAGATCTTCCGCGACGAGTGCAAGTCCAATCCGTATCTCGCCAAGCAGCTTAGGGACTCCGCCTTTCCGGCGCAGTTTGCCTATGAGCAGGGCAAGAGACTGATGGCCTTGCGCGAGATCGGGGACGATCCCGCAGCCTTCAGAGCCAAGATCGAGGCCGACATCAAAGCCAAGATCGAAGCCGAGAAATCTGCGCCGCCTCCCTCTGCTCAGCCGAGCCCGGCACCCGCCGCATCGGCACCTCCAACGCCACAACCGCCGCCCCCACCGCCGTCGTTGGCGGGAGTCACTTCGAGTGCGCCGCGAAAAGCCACGGCCAAGTTCGAAGGGCCGACGCCTCTGGATGCAATCTTAAAATAATGGAGGGCCATCATGGCCGAGACAGCAGTTCCCTCAGGTATGACCGTCCAGCAGTGGGACGATCAATACTTCCAGGAATACTACAACAAGAACTGGTTCAAGAAGTTCATGGGGACCGGTTCGTCCTCGATGATCCAGGTCCGCGAAGACCTGACCAAAAAGCCGGGTGACTCGATCACCTTCCAGCTGATCAACAACCTCTCGGGATCAGCCAAGGGCGCAACCGAAGACCTGGAAGGCCAGGAAGAAGACCTCATGCTCCGGTCCCACAAGGTCACGGTGCAGGAATACAGCCATGCCGTGAAGTGGTCGAACTTCGAAGCGCAGAAGACCGCGATCGACCTGCGTTCGGCCCACAAGGACGCCCTGATGGGCTGGAACCGCCGTCTTGAGCGGGATCAGATCATTGCGGCCCTGATGTCGATCGACGGCGTGCTCTATGGCGAAGCGACGGAAAGCCAGAAGGACACCTGGCTCGCCAACAACTCCGACCGTGTTCTGTTCGGTGCTTCGAAGGGCAACAACTCGGGCAACGACCACTCGGCCGCGCTCGCCAACATCGATACGACCTCGGACAAGCTGACGCCGGGTGCTGTGTCGCTGATGAAGCGCATGGCCAAGACGGCAAGCCCGAAGATCACGCCGTTTGTGCCTCGTGGCGGGATCGAGGACTCGGACGCCTATGTCCTGTTCGTGAACAGCTACGCCATGCGCGATCTGGCCAACGATACGACCTTCGTTCAGGCCAACCGTGAAGCCCGCGAGCGGGGCAACTCGAACCCGTTGTTCGATAGTGCCGACTACCTCTGGGATAATGTCTACATCTACGAGATCGAAGACATCCCGACCATCGGTGCTGTTGGCAACTCAAGCGCCATCGTTGCTCCGATCTTCCTCTGCGGTGCGCAGGCGCTCGGAGAGGCTTGGGCGATGCGGCCTTCGACGGTGGCCCGCAACGACATCGACTACGAGCGCAAGAACGGTCTCGCCATCAAGCAGTGGTCGAAGATCGAGAAGCTGCGTTTTGGGTCGGGTGGCTCGGACACGGCCAATCCCAAACAGAACGGCTGCGTTACAGGATATTTCAGCGCCGCGCTGGATTCGTGATGAGAGGGCGGGAGCAATCCCGCCTTTTCCTTTTCTCTCTCAATTCAATCGAAGGATCTCATCGCTATGGCAACAGTCACAGCAAACCAGAATGCCTTGCAGCCTGCCACGGGCGGGTTTCACGGCAACCTCAAGGTCGCCTTTGGCAAATACACTTACGCAGCCGCACCGAGTGCCAGCGACCTCCTGAACCTGTTCAAGCTCCCAAAGAATGCCCTTGTCGTGGGCGGTTACTTGATGACCGACGACATCGACACCGGCACCGAGACGCTGGAAATCGATCTCGGCTGGACGGCAAACGGCGGTGCTTCGACAGATAGCGTTCGCACCAACGACACCACGACCTGGACCAATGACGGTTATCAGGCCGTTGCGGCCGGCTTCGTGGATTCCGGCGTTCTGACAGGCGACGCGGTCACTGATCTCACGCCTGCCGGCCAGAACTATCGGCCCTTCCAGTTGAAGACCGGTCCGAAGTTCTTCACCGAGGAAACGCAGGTGCAGGCCAAGATCACCGCCGCTGCAAATACCGGCGGCACGGGCACGGTCTACGTCGTCGCCCACTACATCATGATCTAATCGGAACAGCACAGAGGGAAGACCGGGCGCGGCTGAGGGCTGCGCCCGTTTTCTTTTGGCGAGGAGCCCAACACATGCAAGTCACGTTCATCGGCAATCCGGATGACGACAGAGACAACATCAACGCGGTGAAGCTGTTCGGCGTGACGTTCCCGCTGAATGTCAAAGTCGAACTCCCGGAAGACGTCACCGAAGCCCAGCGGAAGAAGCTCGCAGGCAACAACCATTTCGTGATCGAGGGCTATGAACCGGCCCCGGTCGCACCGAACAAATCCAACTTTGGCACCGATGCCTCGGCTGAGAATATCGAAGCGGCAGCGGTTGGAACGATTGCGCGTGCAAAGCCCCGTCGGGCGGCCAAGACGGAGGGCTAAGCCGTGGCTTCCTACCAAAAATTTCAGCCTTTCGCCGAATACCTCTGCGAGAAAGCCGTCAATCTCGGCTCCGATACGCTGAAGGTCATGCTGTGCAACACAGCGCCGGTTTCGACCAACGGTTTGAAAGCGGATCTTACAGAAATCTCATCAGGCAACGGCTACACGGCCGGCGGTACGGCAGCAACGATCTCATCGTCGGCGCAGACGTCGGGAACGTACAAGCTGGTTCTCGCTGATGTCGTGTTCACCGCTTCTGGCGGTTCGATCGGACCGTTCCGCTATGCCGTGCTCTATGACGATACGAGCACATCTGACGTGCTCATCGGTTTCTGGGATTACGGGTCTTCAATTTCGCTCGCAGACGGCGAGACCCTAACTTGGGATGCGTCGAGTACAGACGGAATTTTGCAGCTATCTTAGGGACCGAACGCTCATGACCGATTTCTCACCAACAGCAATGCGCGCCCGGTTTCACGAACTCCGCGCGCAGATCAAAGACATCGAAAGCAAGTCCGCACCTTTCCGTCAGGAGCACGATCGCGTGGCTCAGACGATGGAAGCCAAGTGCAAGGAACTCGCGGCGAAGTTCAAGGCGATTGAAGCCCCTCTGTTCGACTTGAAGAACGAGATGGGCATGATTGCGCGTGCGTTGGGCGGCAAGACCGGCAAGGTGAGCTGATCCAATGACCATCCAGAAGCTGTTCAATCTCGCCAAGGTCGCCACAGCGACGACCGGGACGGGAGACATCACGCTTGGGAGCGCAAAGACGGGATTTTTGAGCTTTGCCGACGCCGGTGTTTCAGACGGCGATGTCGTCAGCTACGGTGTGAAGGATGGGGACGCATTTGAGATCGGCCGGGGAACGTATTCCTCGACCGGACCCAAGCTCGCCCGCACCACGGTTCTCAAGAGCAGCAACAGCAACAGCGCCATAAATCTCAGTGGGTCGGGTGTCGAGGTCTTTATCTCGCCTTTGGCGGAAGACTTCGATGTTACGGGGAACCTAGCCGGTGCTTTCTGGCTCTCGACCGAC